GCGGCATCGGCTCGAACTGCCCGGCAAATACAACTTTCGGGCTTAACACCGACAGCCTGCGGCTGCGTTATCACCCGAACAGAAACTTCGACAAGCTGTTCGACGGCGACGGCCAGATGCCGATCGATAAGGACGCGATCGCGCAATTTATTGGCTGGGCCGGCGAGCTGACCATGGTCAACCCCTTGTATAATTGGCGACTATATGACAGTAACCCCGCTGCGTAATTGGGTTACTTGACATAGCTGATGCACTAAGCTCCTCTTTAGTTGGCGACAAACCAATCGAGGAGGAGCTCCGATGAAACGAGAACTGCCGTCGCAAGAGTATCTGCGCATGCTTCTGGATTACGACCATCTGAGCGGTGTCCTGCGCTGGAAAAAGCGAGATGTTTCGCTGTTTAAGAGTGGGGGGCACACCGCTGAGCACACCTGCAATAGATGGAACTCCCATATGGCCGATCAGGAGGCTTTGGCCGCCGTCAAAGGCGACGGTTACAGGCACGGAGCCATTGACGGCGTTCACTACGCTTCGCACCGCGTCATCTGGAAATGGATGACTGGCGTCGAGCCCGACGAGGTCGACCATATCGATGGCGACCGAAAGAACAACAAATGGGCCAACCTTAGATCGGTCCCGCGAGCGGTAAACGGCCGCAACCTTGCAAGAGCCAAGGACAATACAAGTGGAACTACCGGCGTTCGCTACGTCGCAAGAGACGCCACGTGGCAAGCCTACATCATGCGGGGCCGAACATTCATAAACCTCGGCTCCTACAAGAACATCGAGGATGCCGTTCGCGCTCGTAAGCAAGCGGAAAAGGAATACGGCTTCCACGCCAACCACGGCCGCGAGGCCATAACCGAGGACTCAAATCCGGCGGCGTAATAACAATTCGCCTACGCGGCCGGCCGCGGAGAGGTCGTTACTTGCCACCGCACTGCCTCGGGTAACGACCTCGAAGCAGCGTAACATTCCCGGCGTCCCAGACACGCGCCGGGGTCACGGCCGGCCGGCGCGGAGGCTACCGCGCCGGCTGACACCTGAAACAAGGGAACGATAATGCCGCAGCTAATCAGAAACCCGGATGACGTTTTGATCGCGCTGTTCAAGAACGGCTCGGTGATCAACGAGGACAAGAGCGCCAAGGCCGGCCGGCCAATTCACGACGACCGCGAAATCTGCGAAATCCGCGTGCCCGGCTCGCGTGACGTGAAAATCGTTCCCGCTCACGAGCTTTGCACGGAGAAGATACGAGACCCATACACCGGCGAGGAACGCTCGGTCACCTACGCCGAGCGGTTCTCGCGGCAGTATGCGCAATTCAAGGCGCATGCCGACCAGACCCGCACCGGCACGCCGCTGGATTACGTGCCTTTCCTCACCGAGGCCAAGCGCGTCGAGCTGCGCGGCTTCAACATCTACACCGTCGAGGCGCTGGCGCACATCGACGGCCAGGAGCTGAAGAACCTCGGGCCGTACGGCCGCGAGTACAAGAACCAAGCCGAAGCCTATATGGAGAACGCCAAGCGCGGCGCCCCGGCGATCGAGGCGCAAGCGGAGCTTGACGCGCTGCGGGCGCGCAACATGGCGCTCGAGGAGGACAACGCCGCGCTCCAGCGCAAGGCGCAGGCCGAGGCGAAGGACGGCAACTTCGAGAGCATGAGCATCGAGCAGTTGCGTGACTACATCACGACGCATTCCGGCCACGCACCGCACGGGTCGCTGTCGCTGAAAGTACTGCAGCGCATGGCGAAGGAAATACCCGCGCACCAGCCCGAGGCGGCCTGACCGATGTCGCTCCTCAGTGTTGTGCAGGATGTTTGTCAGGTGGTCGGCGTCGAGCGCGTGACCACCGTGTTCGGCAACATCAATAACCAGCGCACGCAGCAGGAGCTACTGACCCACGCCAACGAATGCGCGCAGCGGCTCGCCCGCGACACCCGCGACTGGTCGGCGCTGGTCAAGACCGCGACCGTGACCGGCGACGGCGTCGCCGAGAGCTTCGCCTTGCCTAATGACTTCCTGCGGCTGCTGCTCGACAGCAACGTCTGGACCTCGCGCTCGACCTTCATCCCGCTGGTGTACATCAACGGCTACGACGAGTGGCTGCGCCGCAAGGCGTCGGGCTATTGGGACAGCCGCGGCGCCTACATCCTGCTCGGGGGCCGTATCTACATCAATCCGATCCTGGCGGCGGGCGCCACCGCGACGTTTGCCTACCTGTCCAATCAGATCATCAACATCGCCGCGACTGGACTGACTAACACGCAGTTCACCGCCGACGACGACACCTTCGTGCTCGACGAGCGGCTGCTCAAGCTGTTGCTGACCTGGGTCTGGAAAGAGAGCAAAGGGTCGCCCTACGCCGAGGCGATGGGGACATATTCCGACGCGCTCTGGTCGGTCGCCGGCCGCGACCAGCCGGCGCCGATCCTGATTGGCGGCAGGACTGCGTCGAGCACCTATCCGGTGACGGCCTATCCCTGGGCGCTGCCAACGCCATGACCGCATACGCCGCCTTCCGTCGCCAGCCGGTCCAGCAGGGCTACGCTAACACCTTGCAGACGGTGACGCTGCCGGCGCCGACGCGCGGGCTGGTGCAGAACGAAAACCAAGCCTTCATGACGCCCGGCGGGGCGCTGGTCCAGGACAACTGGGTGTCGACGCTGCGCGGCGTCAAGGTCCGCGGCGGCACCCGCGTTTGGTGCGACCTGCACGGCCTCGACGCCTGGGACGAGGGTGAGTGGGATATTTCCGAGTGGGACGCCCCGGTGCCGCCGCTGTCGTCGCCGCTGCGGTATCCGATCGTGTCGGCCTTCGAATACGTCTCTGGCGACAACATCCACCAGATGTTCGCCGGCCAGCCGGCAACTCTCTGGAATGTTTCATCGCAGTTGCCGACCGTCGCCAAGAGCGGCCAGAGCAGCGGCAATTACGCCGCCACCCAACTCACCAATATGAGCGGCAATCATCTTATTGCCGTCAACGACGCCGGCGACGCGCCGCTGCATTACGATGGCACGACCTGGACTGCGTTCGACGCCGATCAGATCACCGGCCCCGCCGGCAGCGACGTCGCGCATGGCAAGAACCTGACCTACGTGTGGAAGTACCGCAATCGATTGTTCTTCATCGAGGGCGGCACGATGAATGCCTATTACCTCGGTATTGACTCGTACCAGGGCGCGCTCGGGCTGATCCCGCTCGGCGGCAGCGCCCCGCGCGGCGGCAGCCTGCTGTTCGGCGCGACATGGAGCGGCGATACCGGCTCGGGCACCGACGACAAGTGCGTGTTTGTTACTACAGAAGGCGATCTGATAATCTTCAGCGGCAACAACCCGGGAGACCCGACCGGCTGGCAGCAGCAGGGCGTCTACTCGATCGGCCGGCCGATGGGGATGAACGCGCACATGCCGATCGGCGGCGACGTCCTGATCATGACGGTGGACGGCATCGTGCCGTTGGGTCAGGCGATTACCAAGGACGCCGGCACGCTGGACTTGGCGCTGATCACCAACCCGATACGATCAATGTGGCGGCAGGAGGTGGCGCTGAAATCCGACCTGCCCTGGACGATGAAACGCTGGGATGACTACGGCGCCATCTTCGTCACTTGGCCGGGAGGCCTGGAGGGACAGCGTTACTGCGCGGTGATGAACAACGCCACCGCCGCATGGTGCCGCTTCGTCGGTTATGACGCGCGCTGCTTCATCAAGATGCGTGATCTGCTGTACTACGGCACTTCGGACGGGCGGATCATCCAATGCGAGATCGGCGGCTCCGATAGCGGTATGCCCTATGTCGCGACCCTGGTCGGCGGCTGGGAAACGTTCCAGGCGCCATCTGCGCAGAATGTCTGGCACCAGTCTCGCGCGATTTTTGCTGCACCAACGGCGCAGCCGTTCATGCCGCAGTTGAATGCCGCGATCGATTACGTCGTGACGATCCCGCCGCCGCCGTTCGCGGGCCCGGACCCCGGCATTCGCGAAGTGTGGGATGAGGCGCTCTGGGATGCCGGGCACTGGGACCAGCCGACGCCCGCGGTGCCGCCGGTTCGCAACACGCATTGGGTGTCAATTGGCAAGACCGGATTTTCGCACGCGCCGGTGACGCAGGTCACCATCGCGCAGCAGGCGGCGCCGCAAATCGAACTTCTGGCGATCGGCGCGACCTTCGGGCGCGCCGGCATCAACGTATAGGAGCCGCCATCATGTCGTTGCAGAGCCGCGAGGATATCATCCGCGAATTGATGCGGCAGTACTACGGCGGCGACCCCAACGCGCAGTTTGGCCCGGGCGATGGCGGCGGCGCGCCGGGCGGCGCTCCCGGCGGCGCACCGGGCGGCGGCCTGACTTTCGGCGGGTTCGACACCACCCTGACCGGCGATCCTTACACCGGCGGCTACGGCAATCTGGGGGGCGGCCCGTACTCCGGCGTGAACTCGCCATCTGACCTGGGGGCGCCGAACACCGGCGCGCCGACCGGGTCCGGCTTTAGCGGCACATCCGCGCCGGGAGGCAGCGCCCCCGGCGGCGGCGCGCCGTCCGGGTCCGGCACATCCGCGCCGGGAGGCAGTTCCCCAAGCGCAGGCGGCGGCATCCCTGGCGCCGTCAGCCTCGGCTCGACCACTTACGGCGGACAGGCGCCGGCGCAAGGGGCCATCAACACCGAAGCCCTCACCGGCGCGCCGCCGGTCGGCGACATGCCGGGCAACTTCCCTGGGGTCGACTTTACCTCGCCCAACATGGGCGACTTCCCCGGCCTCGGCTTTAGTTCGCCGTCGCCGTCGCCCGAGGGCGTGCCCGGCACCCAGGGCGGCATGCTGACGGGCAGCGTGCTGTCCGGGTTTGAGAACGCGCCGTCGCAGGGATATCCCGCCTCCGGCGTTCCCGGGATGGGCATGAGCGTCAACACTGAGTCCAAAGGCGATCGATCCGACCTGAACTTGGATGCTCTGCCCGAGGATATCGCCAATGCCTACGCGATGGTCGACGCCCCCGTCGACAGCTACGGCTTCTCCTTCGATGACGCCCCCGAGGGCGGCTACGGCAGCTTCGGTGACAGCGCCCCCGCGGGCGGCGGCTACGGCGAAGGCGGCTATGGCGAAGGCGGCTATGGCGGGGAAGGCCCCAGCGGCGGCGAGGGCGGCTATGGCGGCGAGGGCGACGGCGCCGGCGGCGCCTCCGGCGGTGGCGACGCCTCCGGCGGCGGCGAGGGTGCAGGCGGCGGCGAGGGTGGTGGCGGCGGCAGTGGCGGCGGCGAGGGCGCGGGCGGCGGCGAGGGTGGTGGCGGCGGCGGCGGCAGTGGCGGCGGCGGCGGCAGTGGCGGCGGCGCAGGCGGCGGCGAGGGTGCAGGCGGCGGCGAGGGTGCAGGCGGCGGCGAGGGTGCAGGCGGCGGCGAGGGTGACGGCGGCGGCGGCGAGGGTGGCGGCGGCGACGATGACGACGGCGGCGACGACGAGTAAGCCATGACCCTCATCAGCAGCGTCGATAACGAGCAATTCTCGCTGTTCCCGGCGGCGGCGGCGTCGCGGCCGGCTGCTGCGCCGGCGCCGGCGGTTGTCGTGGTCGACAACGTGCTGCGCGAGCCCAAGCGCGCGGCGCTGCTAACGTTCCTGCAAGACCCCGGCTGGAAATTCGGGTGGAAGAGTTCGCGCAAGCGCGATTTATTCAGCTTCTGGCACAAGCATTTCGCCGGCCATCGCAACGCCAGCAACGAGGAACCCTACGCCTGCGCCGATGAGCTACTCAAGAACGCGCCGCTGGTGTTCGAGCTTTGGTTGAATCTTTCGCAGAGCGTATTCCGCGGCCACACCCTGATGCGCGCCTACGCCAACGCCCACGCCTACGGCGGTGAGGGCGCCATCCATACCGACTCCAAGAAGCCTAACGCCCGCACCGCGGTATACTACCCGCACGCGGCTTGGCTACCGGATTGGGGCGGCGAGACGGTGCTCTTCAACTACGACCAGACCGACATTATTAGTTCGATCTATCCGAAACCAAATCGTCTGGTGTCGTTTCCGAGCGGTCTGCCGCATGTCGCTCGCGGCGTGTCGCGCTCGTGTCCCGAGCTTCGCATCGTCCTCGCCTTCAAGACGCTCAAGGAGGCGAGCGAATGATCCGGCCGGAGCACCAGGATTTTCTGCTCAACCGCCTCGGCGCGCTCCGGGTCAAGCACAGCGGCCGCTCGCTGTACGATCACCTGCGCGGTACCCACACCCTGCTCAAGCTCTGGGGCAACAGCGACACGATCTGCAATGCCGGGCTGTTCCATAGCATCTACGGCACCAACAAGTTCCGCCGGAAATGCTGGCCGCTGGACGACCGCGGCACGATCGCCGGGCTGATCGGCATCCTGTCGGAAGAGCTTGTCTACCGCTTCTGCACGTCCGACCGGCCGCGGGTATTTGTCCCCGCGGACCCGGGGAAAGACAACGCCATCTGGAGGTCACTTCGCGAAATCGAAATGGCGAACCTGATCGAGCAGAACTCGCGCTCGCGCTGGCTGCCGATCATGGCGGCGGTCGGCGTCAGCAAAGGGGCGCGCGAGAGCCTGGAGCAGACGCCATGCGCTACCTGATCGGGCATAACGATGTGGTCGCGAGGTTCGTGGCGGCGCATATTCCGGGATGTTCCCGCGGCTTCGGCGCCAAGATTATGACGCTGGGTGTGATCGACGGAGAGCGCCTGATCGGCGGGCTGGTGTATCACAACTATGACCCCGAGGCGGCGACCATCGAGATTTCCGGCGCCGCCATCGATCCGCGCTGGCTGACGCGCACGACGCTGCGGCTGATGCACGTTTACCCGTTCGTTGATGCGCGATGCCAGATGGTCGTGATGCGCGTGTCGGCAGACAACACGCGGCTGTTACGTCAGCTAAAGGCGCTTGGGTACAAGCGCGTCACCGTGGAACGATTATTTGGCCGCGACCGTGACGGCGTCGTGGCGACGCTCACCGATGACGTCTGGAAATCCCGGCGCATCCATCAGCGCGTGGGCCTGATGCAACACCAAGAGGCAGCCTGATGGCGTACGGCAACACTCCCGGCAATGGGCGCGACGCGATCACACAGGCACTGATGCGGATTGCCTCCCCGCCACCGCAGGCGCCGCCGCTAGCGGCAATGCCACAGCCGGCTATGCCGGCGCTCGGCGCGCCGCCGGCCGCAGCAACGCCGCCGCCCGGCATGCCGGGCATGGCCGGCGCGCCAGCCATGGCCGGCGCGCCAGCTATGGGCGGCATGACGCCACAGGCCGGGCCGATGAGCGGCGGCGGCTTCCCGGCGCCGATGGGACCGCCGCGGCTGCCAAATCCGCCGATGCCTGGGCAACCGCAGTACTGATAGGAGATTTCCATGGGTAAACCGACCGCACCCGACCCGCCGAACCCATACGCGACGGCCGCCGCCGCCACCGGGACCAATGTCTCGACCGCGATCGCCAACGCCAATCTGAGCAACGTCAATCAAGTAACGCCGCAGGGAAACATAACCTACGACCAGACCGGGAACTACAACTTCACCGACCCGACGACGCAGCAGACCTTCGACATCCCGAAGTTCACCGTCACCCAGTCGCTGTCGCCGATCGGGCAGCAGACGCTGGACCAGAGCAATCAGGCGAAACTAAACCTCGCGAGCCTCGGCAACATGTCGAGCGCGCAGTTGCAGCAACTGCTCGGCAGCGGCATCAATCTGTCCAACCTGCCGGCGGCGGGCGACCCGAGCCAACTCGCCGCGAACGGGCCGACTTCATATCTCCTCAACTGGGATCCTAACTACCAGCAGCAACGCACCTTCGACGACGCCGGCGCCCTCACCCGCGACTATGACACTTCGCAGGGCACGCAGCAGCGCGCCAGCGTCGAGAACGCGCTGTTCCAGCGCGTCCAGCCGCAGAACGATCGCGACCGCGCCAATCTGGAATCCAGGCTGGCTGATCAGGGCATCAAGTACGGCTCACCGGCGTTCCAGGCCGCGATGGACAACTACAACCGCGGCATCAATGATCAGCGGCTCGCAATTACGGCGCAAGGCGGCCAGGAGCAGAAACTACAGGATGATCTCGCGGCGCAGCGCGCCGGCTTTCAGAACTCGGCCCAGCAGCAGGCCTATCAGCAGGCGCTCGGCCGCGGCAACTTCGCTAACACCGCGCAAACCAACGCCTTCCAGCAGGCGGCATCGAGGGCCCAACTCTGGAATGCCGCCGACGTGCAGCGGCAGTCCGAAGCCGCAACGCTGTTCAATGCACAACAAACCGCCCGCGCGCAGGCGTTGTCCGAGCAGTATTCCCTGCGCAATCAACCGATCAATGAGATTACTGCGCTGCTGAGCCAGTCGCAGGTGTCGAACCCGACTGCGACCAATGTTGCGCAGAATAAAATTCCGACGACTGACGTAGCCGGACTGATAAACAATAACTTCAGTCAGTCACTCGACGCCTACAAACAGCAGAGCACCAACTATAACCAAATTGTCGGCGGGCTGTTCTCGGCGATCGGCAGCATCGGCGGCGCCGCCTACGGCGCCACCAAGTCGGACGTGCGCTCGAAGGAGAACATCCACAAGGTCGGCTCGGTGTTCGCGGCCGAGCCGCAGAAGCTCGCCGAGCCCGAGAGCAAGGCCGAGGACCGCGGCGAGACTTCAGAACTGCCGATCTACACGTACAGCTATAAGGACGATCCGGCCTCGATCAGACACCTCGGCCCGATGGCGCAGGATGTCGAGAAGATCGACCCCCGCGCCGTCCTGCACGACCGGCAGGGCACCAAATACATCGATAACCGCCGCATGGGCGGCCTACTGAAGGCAGCATGACATGGGCCTCTATGACTTCCTTGCCGATGCGCCCGCTGGCTCGCCGTTGAGTTACGAGGGATTGCAATCCCGCCGTAAAATTGCCGAGGCGCTGGCGGCCCAACAGGGCCGCCGCGGATATCCGCAAACCGTTGGCGAGGGCATTGCCTCGATCGGCACCTCGGTCGCCGACGCCATGCGGATGGCCAAGCTCGACGCGCAGGACAAGGAATTTCAGGACGCGGCGCAGAAACGCACGGAGGACGCCTACCAGAACAACCGGCCCCCCGGCGCGGCCGGCATGCTCACGAGCGACGCCGACACGGGCGCCGGGCCACCCGCAGCGCCATCCTCACGCCCGCCGGTTGATTACCCCGCGCTGGCGATGAACTCCGCGATGACGCCTCATTCGGTCGTGGATGGGCCCTACCCATCCTCGATGGATGTCGGCGCCAATGGCGCGCCGTTGCCGGCGCCGCCTGTCGTCGCGCAAGGCGGCGACGAGGCGGTAACCCCGCCGGCGCCGACCCCGGCGCAACTCCAGAATGGGCGCGACCGGCTGGCACAGGCGCTGCTGGCGGGCAAGACCCAGGCCGCCCCGATGCCCGGCTTCCTTCCTGCCCCGCCTGCCCCGGCACCCGCAGGAGGCGGGGCGCCGCTCCCTTTCGCGGGCGCGGGCCGGCCGCCGATCCCCGCTTCCGCTACTGACGCCGGCACGCCGCCGGTCACCGTGCCGGACAGCATGCGGGCGCCGGCCAGAACCTACCGCGCCGACCCCTACGACCAGCACCAGCCGCTGCCAAAACCGCCCCAGCTAGAGCCGCCGGGACGGCAGGAATGGAACGCCCTGAAGATGATCGCGTCCAATCCGAACGACCCCTACAACGTGAGGCGCTGGCAACCGATCGCCGAGGCCTGGGCGGCGCAGCGGCAGAAGAACTTTGAAATAGCAACCGATCTCTACAAGAAGCAGGTCGACGACGTCATCGGCAGCCGCAAGGAAGAGCGCGCCGCCTTCCGCGGCCAGCGCGAAGCAGACCTCAAGTATGACATCGAAAAAGGAAAACTGCCGCAAGACCGTCTGCCGGCGCCCGCGGGCCCCGACCCGCTCGCCAACACGCCGCAAAGCCGGCAACGCAGCGGCGTGCCGAGCCTGCCGCCGACCCCCATCGGCGTCAGTCCTGACGCGTGGCGAGCGGCGCAAGTGCCGCAGCTCAAGGCCGACATGGAGACAGCGGACAAGGCCGAGGCTGACGTTCCGCAGGCGCTCGACGTGCTGCAGCAAATCCGCAGTCATCCCGGCCGCGACGCCGCGATCGGGTTTTTCGGTTCCGCCATGCAGGGCGTGCGCGGCACCGACGCCAAAGGGTTCGCCGAGCTGGTCAATCAGGCCAATGGCGGCGCCTTCCTGCGCGCCTACCAGTCACTGCGCGGCACCGGCGCTATCAGCAACCCCGAGGGCCAGAAAGCCGAGGCCGCCATCGCGCGCCTGTCCACCGCGCAGAACAGGCGCGACTTCGACAAGGCGCTGGATGATTTCGACAACGTTATGCGCCGCGGGCTCGAGACGGCGCAGCGCAAGGTCAACCGTCCGGTCACGGCCTACCGTCCTCCGGGCGACAACACGCAAACCGCGCCCGATGTCGGATCGATCGGCATATGGCGCGGCAAGCCGCAGGAATACATCGGCGGCAACCCCCGCATGGACAGCAGCTACCGGCCGGTGCAGCAGTGACCGAACTCACCTCATTCGATGCGCTCTACGGCGACGGCGACGCCCGCAAGCCCGACCCGGCACAAGCCACCGGCGGCACCAGCGCCTTGCCGTCATTTGACGCGCAGTATGGCGAACCCGCCGCAAGCGAACCGCCGCCGGCTCCCGAGGGCCTTGATTGGGCGGATATCGGCAAAGGCGCCGCCGGCGGCCTCGGCCGCGGCGTCGCCGGCGCCGTGGGGCTGCCGGGCACCATAGGAGACGTAACACGAGCCGGGCTGCGCTATGCCGGCGTGCCGGATAACGCCCTCGATGTGGCCGCCGGCGCCCTGCGGCACACGCCCCTGCTGCGGGCCTTTACCGGACCTAACGCCGGGCAGGTACAGCAGGCGCTCGAAACCTACACCGGCAAATTATACGAACCGAAAACCATACCCGGACAGTACGCCTCGACCATCGGCGAGTTTGCGCCGGCGGCGCTGATCCCTGGCGGCGGCGGACTGGCGGCCCGCGCCATCAACACGGTCGTCCCCGCGATCGCCTCGGAGACGGCCGGGCAGCTTACCAAAGGAGAACCGGCAGAGCCCTACGCCCGCGCGGCTGGAGGCTTACTGGGCGGGTTTGCCGGCGCCAAGGCTATTACCCCTACGGTCCCGCCGGGCGCCGCCCACGCCGCCGCGGTAACGGAATTAACCAATGCCGGCGTGCCGCTGACGGCGGGCGTCCGCACCGGATCGCGCCCCCTGCAATGGATGGAGAGCGCCGCGGCCGACATGCCGTTCTCGGCGCCGGCCGCGCAGCGGCTCGCTGACCGCACCGCAGCCGGCTACGGTCAGGCCATTACCAACCGAATCTTTGACCGGGGCGAACTGACACGGCGCGGCATCCCGGAAGAGGCGAGCCTGCCCAACATTGATGTCGCCGCCGCCGGGCAGCAGTCATTGCGGGACGCATATGACCGCATCACGCAAAACAACGTCATGCGGGCCGACCCGCAATTGATGCGCGACCAGCAGGCGACGCTGACCGCTTACGAGCGCGGCGCATTGCCGTCGCAACGCGCGGGCGGCGCCCGCGACCTCGCCGCCATCCACGATGACATCCTCGACCACTTGATTGCCAACAACGGCGGCATGGCGGGGGACATCTATCAATTGACCCGCTCACGCCTCGGCACCCTCGGCGACACCGTCCGCGCCAGTGACCCGCACCTTGCGGCAGGGTTCAGAGATACCCAGGCGGCGCTCGACCGCGCCATGGCGCGCAGCCTCTCGCCGCAGGACGCCGCGGCGCTGGCGAACACCAATCTCCGCTATGCCCTGATGAAGCAGACTGAAAACGCAGTGGCGCGAGCGGGCGATCGATTGTCGCCGGCCGGCGTGGCCCAGGCGGTGCGGGCCGGCCGCGCCGGGCAGTACAACGCCGGCGCTGGCGCGCTCGACCCGCTGGTGAGGGCCGGCGCCACCGCGCTCAAGACGCTGCCTAACTCCGGCACCGCGGCGCGCATGGCAGCGCAGCAGCTTTTCAACCTCCCGCAACTCGTCCACGCGGCCGGCACCAGCGCCGCGGGCGGCGCCATGGGATCGTTATTCGGCCCGGCGGGCATCGCTCTCGGCATCGCAATGCCGCACATCGCCGCCCGCGCCGTGGTTTCGCAACCCGTGCAGCGGTACTTCGCCAATCAGGCCGTGCCGCAGAATATGCGGGACATCCTGGCGCAGACGATCGCGCAACAAGCGACAGCGGCGCCGGGAAGCTTCACCAACAACCGTAACGATCGCGCCGCCTACGATCGCCGCCGCGCCAGCGCGCTGCGGCAAAGCGGCCTGCAATAGGAGGCTAAAATTCCAAGAGATGGCAGCGGCGTGTACAGCACGCCCCCCGGCACCCACGGCACGCCGAACGCAACGATTCTAAGCGCCGCCTACAACGGCAACGTCGACGACGTCGCGACGGACTTGAATACGCCGCGGCCGATCGTGGCCGGCGGCACGGGAGCGACCACTCCCGCGGGCGCAGTAACGGCGCTCGGCGCCGTCGCCAAGGCCGGCGACACCATGACCGGGCACCTGACGCTGCCGGTCACCCCGGCGGCGGCGAATGCGGTGCGCAAGGACTACGTCGACGCGGCCGACGCGCTGAAAGTTGCTAAGGCTGGCGACACCATGAGCGGCTCGCTGACCATCAACAATCAGCTTGTCGTGACCGGCAGCGCCACCAGTGGTGCGGACATAACCGGCAAGGTGTGGCATCGCGGCAATAACGCGCCCGACTGGGGATCGGTATTCACCGCCCCCGGCTATGGTCTACAAATTCAAGCTGGTACCGGAAGCGGCAATATTTCTTTTTGTGTCAATAACGCGGCAAGCAACCTCACCTATTTCAGCGTCAGGGGCGACGGCGATGCGCAATTTCATAACAACGTCACCGTTGGGGTCAACGGCAATATCTACCTTGGAAATAACTACTACGGACCGTGGGCCGGACGCATCAACCTCAATCTCTCTCCGCAGAACAGCATTTACGGCATTACGTTTCGGCCGGATGTCGACACCAACTCCAACCCGTGCCTGTTCGCCAATGCCGCCGGAGGCGGCGTCGGCTCGATCACCACCACTGGGGGAGGGACGGCCTTCAACACATCGAGCGACGAGCGGCTGAAGGAAGGCTTCGAAACCTTCGATGCCGGCCGCATCGTCGATGACACCCAAGTCTGGTCTTTCCGGTGGAAAAGCAGCGGTGAACGTTCCTATGGCGTCAGCGCGCAGCAGGCGCAGCAGGTCTACCCCGAGGCGGTGACATATCTCGATGAGCAGGACTGGTACGGCATCGATTATTCCAAATACGTGCCGGTGCTGCTGCAGGAGCTAAAGACGCTACGAGCGCGGGTTGCGGCGCTGGAGGGCGGTACCGCTGCCAAGCCGTCGCGGCAATGACCGTCGCCGGGGTGAAGGAAGCGATCGAGGCGCTGCGGGGGACGCCGTTCCTGCTGGCGATCGTCATCCTCAATGCGCTCGTCATCGTCTCGATGGCGCTGACCTTGTATTACGTAGCCAACGCGATCGAGCGCCGCGACGCGCTGATCCGAACCTGCCTGGAGCGCACCACATGATCCAATTGCTTATCTATCTGGCGATCTTCGTCATCGTCGCGGCGCTGATCTATTGGATTCTGCAGCAATTCCCGCTGCCGCCGCCGATCGACAAGCTGGTGATCGTCATCTTCGTGGTAGTCTGCGTCATTGTCCTGATCAGCATCCTGCTGCAGGTCGGCGGCGGCGGGCCGCTGCAAATGCCGAGGTTGCGATGACGGTAATTTGCCTGTCGGCCGGCCACTCGGCCAAGTGCCCCGGCGCCGCCGACATCCTCGATGAATTTGCCGAAAATCGGCGGATGGTGGCTACGGTCGCCGCCAAGCTCAATGTGAGGGCGGGCGGCAAGTGCTACTCGTTCGTCGACATGACGTCACGCGACCAGAATACGAACCTGAATACCATCGTCGACTGGCACAACAGCATAGCCCGCGACCTGGATGTCTCCATCCATTTCAATTGCAGCGACCAGCATACGGCTAATCCCCTCGGCACCGAGGTGCTCTACATCACGCAAAACGACTTGGCCGGCAGATTGTCCGCAGCCATTGCCGGCGGCAGCGGTCTGATCGATCGCGGCCCGAAGCCGCGAAATGATCTGTTTTTCCTGAACAACACGGAAATGCCGGCGGTCCTGATTGAGGTCTGCTTCGTCGACAGCGAGGCCGACTGCGATCTCTACGCCGAGCATTTCGACTCCATCTGCGAAGCCATCGCCGGGATACTCTCAAACGGCCAAGGCAATGCGACAGCAGCTTTGCTGGACATCACCGGCAAAGTATCGAGCTTCGGCGGCCCGCTCGACACCGGCGTGGCGCCGGACGAGGGGCTGGCCTTCATCGATGAAATAAGCGACCAGCCGGCCCTGTTCCTGCCGGCGCAGCCAGCCGGCACCACCGGCCTCGCGCGCCGGCTCGACCCGGCGGTCGACTACGTCGCCTGCCGCTGGGACTACGAGCGCACGCCGCGGGACATGCTGCTGCGGGAAATGGCCTGGGTCGGATACCCGGGCGGACGCGGCTACCGGGCCTACCCGGCGGACTGGGGGCCGCATGTCGACACCAACCGTGTCGCCGACATTTCCCCGGGACTGATGGAACGGCTCGGGATGGTGACCGACGACACCGTGCGGGTGATCTTCCCCTGCCCCGATGAACTCACCGAGCCGCCGCCGATCGAGCGGCCAGACCGACCCGGGCGGCCGCCGCCGCCGCGCGTCTACGTCAACATCGAGACCACGGCCGGCGTCGAGGTCGGGATCAGCATCAACGGCGAGCCGGTGCTGGTCGATGATGAGGAGGATTGACATAGATGCGCAAATCACGGCTTGCTCCCGGTGCCGTGAGCAACGGTGTGTTCGTTAGTAGTGTCTGTAGTGTCTGTTGTGTTCAGCGTGCGCCCCGGCCCTGGTACCCCCCTGGCCGGGGCGTTTCGCTATTCGAGGCGAGAACAGAACAGCATCAATCCAACGACGGCCGCGCCCTGGGCGGCGGCAGCGGCGCCACCGGCATAACCACAAGCCGCGACAGCGCCCGCGCCCAGGACGAGAAGCACCGAAAACCGCAGCATTGGTATGCTTCCATGCTAAGCTGCAGGACGCGACGACGCGCCCGAGAAAGGGGTCCATCTCGGGCGCGCCTATGGCCGGCGGCATAGCGTGGGCAGCACGCGCCGCCGGTCAACTCACAGTTCTAAACCCGCGAACGGCGACGCCGTTGCAGCGCCCAAACCCCTATACAAGCCGATAAAACACCGGGCAAGCCAGCACCCAGGGCGGGGGCTGGAACCGCCGCAGCCGCAACGTCGACCCGGTAATGCTCAAAGTCGGTGATGGTGCCGCCGACGTCGACCAGCGCAAACTTGTTGATGGTTTCGCCGTTGATGGCACTCAGAGTGAAGCCGCTCTGGGCATTGAGATCGAGCAGCCCGAGGTCGAACGTGAACAGCTTGGTGCCGCCACCCGGCTCGTTCGCGGTCACGAACGCCGTCACGTCGCCAGACCCCTTCAAAGAGAACACATCGGTCAGGGTCGGGATCACCACGCCCGCGAGGCTGAACACCTGAACCTGCAGATTATTGGTACCGGCAATCTTGATGTCATTGCCATTGGCCGACGCCGTGAACAGCGGACTGCCGGACAGGTCGGTAAAGTCGACCACACCCTGGTGCGTGCCGTTGAACGAGCCGAGGGCGAGCGAGCCGATCAGGCTGTTAAAGATCACATTATCGCCGGTGCCGGAAAGATGGGTATCGAGAACGACATCGGCATAGGCCGGAGCCGAGAACAGAAGTAACGCAGATGCTAACAGTAATTTCCGCATAGCTTGTCGCCTCTCTCTTCTTGTTGTGCAGTGCCTAGTGAACCGATCCGGTTTCGGAAGTGTCGCGCACGGTATCGCCGTGGCGCGCGAGTTCCTTCAGCATCATTCCAAGCACCCTGATAACGTGTTCGTCGTCGAGGTCGCCGCTCACGACCGGGCGAACGACACTATCCAGGATGAAGTGTGCGCCCGCGAAGAATGCCCCGCGGGCCAGATCGGCTACGACCGCGTCCGTTTCCGTAGGCTTGTTACGTAACATGCTGACAACGAAGCCTGCCTCAAGCAAACGGTTTTCCGCCGTCAGTTCACGCAGGCGCGCCACCACCTCTTGCTCGGTCATCATGGCCGGACCCCTTCTCGCCGTCTCAGCGGGTGAGCAGAAAGCTCAAGAGCAACTGCACCCGCGTCTCAATCATCGACAACTCCGACATATGCCGCAGCAGCACGCCCCGGAGAAGCGGATCTAGCGCCATTTCATTGAGCCGGCGGAATATTTCATTGGATACGCGCAAGCTAGTAGCGATGGCCTCGGCGTCGGTTATTTCGTCCAGCGGCGCCGCCGCAACGTCGTCCATAGCGTCTCCTCCAGGCAGGCGTAGATCAGCACGGCGAGGGCAACCGTCTCGATTGCCGCCACCACTTCGACCAGCGAAAGCATCATGACACGGACCTTATTTCACAATTGCTGTAATAGCCAGCGATAGGGCAAATTCAGCCGCAGCAAAACCAGTTCCACATAACGCGGTAAACCAATTATGAAAGCCTACGCCATGAGTTCCGTAGCCGACATAGTGGACGCCCTCGGCGGCACCTCGATGACCGCGGGACTCCTGCATGTCAGCCCGCAGGCGGTGAGCAACTGGCGGGCCCGCAACGCATTTCCCGCCCATACCTACGTGCAACTGCACGCCCGCCTCGCGCTCCTCAACCTGACGGCGCCGGACAGGCTGTGGAAGATGCACCCGCAGCAGTGGCGGCGGCGGAAGCCGCCGGGGCAGGGTCAGTAACCTGCCGCGAGCGCAGATAGGCCTCGAAGGCCTCCTGCGACTTCATTTTAAAATGGACGCGGTTGATTTTGACGGTGTCGATCGTATCGAGCGCCCGGCACACCCGCACCACCACCGGCTCAGTTTGCCCCGATCGATGCAGCCGCGCGATCGTCTGTTCCCAGTATTCGGGCGACCATGTCGGCCCGATCCACGCCATGTCACTGCCACCGGGCTGGAGATTGAGGCCGTGGCCGCCGCTTGCCGGGTGCAGGGCCAGGAACGGCAGCCGCCGCGCGTTCCAATCCTCGATTGCCTGCCGCGAGGCCTTATCAGTGACGCCGTCACCCAGATAGGGAATATCCTCACCGAGCAGCTCGCGAATCATCTTCAGGTCTTGGATAAATTCATAGATCAGGATCGTCGGCCGGCCGCCGGCATCGGTGATGATATCCGACAGCCAGTCGCGCTTGGCGTCGTGCAACCGCAGCGCGTCGGGGGCGGCGTCGTAGACGAAGCCGTTCGCCATCTGCGCCAGCTTGCCGACCGCGACCGCGGCATTCGCCGCCGTAATGATCCGGTCGGCGCCGAGTTGGATGCCGAGCCGGGTTTCCATCTCGTTGTAGAGCTCGCGGGCGCGGGGAGGCAGCGTCACGTTGTCGAAGATGATATTCAGCGCCGGGAAGTACGGCATCTCGCCCTCGGCAAGCGTCACCGTCAGCGGCGCGATGTCGGCATTGAGCTTATCCAGCGAATGCTCAAACGGCGCCCAGGAGCGGCCGTTGTAATCGGTCGGATAGAAGTACTGCTTCTGCCACGCATAGAAGGACTTGCCCCAAAGCTTCGAGCGCGTGATCACCTTCGCCGGCATGAACATGTCCTCGGCGGAGGACGGCCGCAGCGTCCCCGTCAGCCCCCAGATCACCTTCCAGCGTTGCGCTTGCCGGCACAGCGCCTGGACGCGCTTGCCGGTCGGATTGCGCAGCCGGGATATCTCGTCAAATACCAAGAGGTCGAACAACGCATGATCGTCTGGCATGCCGGCAAGCTGCTCCAGCAGCCATTGTATTAGATCAATACCGATGATTGTGAGGTCGCGCTCGGGCGCAGCCTTAAGCAACTTAAGCCGCTTGGCGACGCTGCCGTCGAGGACGGCGTAGCGCAAACCGGAAAGATGCGCCCATTCCGCTATCTCTTCCGGCCACACATGCGTCGCCACGCGCTTGGGCGCAACCACCAACGCATGCCGCACGACGCCGTCGCGCAGCAGCTCGAAGATGGCCGTCAGCGCCGCCGCGGTCTTGCCGCTGCCGGGACGCGCGACGCAGAGCGCCTCATCCCGGCAGTACAGATGCGTCGCAATGCGCTGCTGATAGGGCCTCAAGTCCTTGGACTGTCTCATAGGCAGATTTGTCCTTCGTGTAATATGCGGCGACTGTTTCTTCGCTGGCTAATGGCAAACCATGCGACCAGGGAAAGCCGCCGCACATGAACTTGCGTAATTCATTACGTATCCAGAGCGCGTCGCGCTCGGACGCCTCGATAAGTATCTCGTCATGAGTATGCAAACGCACGTCGTAGCCGGCCTTGACCAGCCGCACCAGCGTGCCGCGCAGGAAGTCCGCGGCGGTAGCCTGCACAATGTTTTCGACGAACATCCCGCGCCATAATTTGATACGGCCGTAACCGCGCGCGCAGCGCAGATGCGTGGAATAGCCGACGACGCGATCCTCGTCATCGAGGTCGGGAACGTTCTCATATTTAATCTGACGATAGGTCAGCGCCCGCCCGGACGGCAGCGTGCAGATCAGCGAACCGCCGAAGTAACGCGGCAGGTAACAATAGGTCACGCGACCGGCCGGGCGCTCCATGCCGGGATTGCGCATCGCCGCAATCACCGCACCATAGACCTCGTCCCAGAACGCGACGCACCATTGATTGTTCTCGCGCCAGCGCGCCACGATCGGGGCCGCCTCCTCGATCGACAGATGCATGTTGTAGGCCGTCGCCATGCTGCGCAGCGCATTAGCACCACCACCAAAACCAAGCGCCAGCTCGGCGACCTTGCCGCGCTGCCGGATCGGCGGCGTTACTTCGGAAATATCGATACCGGACAGGGCCGCGGCGGCGCGGGTGTAGAGGTCGGGCTTGCTTGGATCGGCATCGACCTCGCGGAAGACATTCAGCCGCGTCTCGTCTCCGGCCAGCCAAGGCAATATGCGCGCCTCGATCTGCGACCAATCCGACCAGACGAAAAGATTGCCCAGCGCGGGGACGAATGCGGGACGAATCAACAAAGAAAGCTTGCGCGACACCGGGGCGCCGTCGCCGAGGGCGGCCATCGTCGAATAGTCCGCCCCCGCCAGCAGCGCCTCGATAGCCTGATGCTCATACGGCAGCGTGTCGCGGGCCAGATTATGCACCTGCGCGCCACGACTAGAGGCGCGGCCAGTCTGACCGGCGCCGCCGAACACGTACTGGCCGAACAACACATCGTCGATCACCTGCTGCTCGATGCGAAGAAACTTCTGCGGTGTTTTCGAGCCGCCGTATAGCCGGATTTCAAGCAGCCGCAGCGCATCCCTGAGCGCCGGCGCGGACCCGCCCTCGCCGCCGGCGAGGGCGGCCGTCACATCCACGATCAACTGCCGGACCTGCTTACGGGTCAGGTGATGCTTGGCCGGGCGTGTGACGTTGCCGTCGTCGTCGACCTCTTCCGGCCGCTTGATCAGCGTATCGCTGACGATATCCGCCGGCAGCACGCGCAGCAGCCACTGCACCATGTTGGCGACCTCGTCGACCGAGGCGACGGCGCCGAGCGTGATCTTGTAGAGCTCTTCCGCGCTGCGGGCCCGGTCCTCGCGCGCTAACGCCGCCGCCTGCCGCACCATCGCAAGATCGACCCTGGCGCCGCGCTCGTTGATGTGATCCATCGCGAAATACTCTTCCCATTCCCGCGCCGGCAATTGCAGCGTGCGGCGGAACAGGTCGCGCAGCGCCGCAACATCGGCGCAGGCGTAATTAAGAAAGTTTTGCCACTCCTGCTGATGCCGCCAGGGATCGCCACCGCAACCAGGGAGGCAGAACAGCTTTATCAGGTCGCGGCCGCTGGTCAGCTTAACTGCACCGTGCGCGAGGCGAGAGGCCTGGGCAAGGTCAGGAGGCAGCCCCGCCGCGGTCGCCTGCGCCATCACATCGATGATGTGCGCGGGCCGCATCTCGGGAAAATCTAGCGTGCTGTAGTTCCAGACCGCGCGATCGAAGCCGGCGTTCCAGGCCGCCCATATCGCCTCGCCGGCCATCACGCGATCATGGTGCCGTTTCACCGCATCCGGCGCCCTGGCCCAGGTCAGCGGCCCGCTCTTGAAATCGTAGACCGCGGGCTCAGCATCCGGGCCGATGGCGTAGGAGAGCACGATAGCCTCGGCCTCGGTAGCGTAGCGATAGGCGCCCACTTGACGCAGGTCCAGCGTGGGTGAGCGCGTCTCGAAGTCTAGATAGCCTACCTGGGCGGGCTCGAACGCCGGCTGATAAGCCATCTGGACCGCCCCATCTTTTTCTATTCGGTCTTACCGCGTCACCGGCCGGCGGCGCTGGCCGGTGTGCAGCGGCACGGCGGCGGCCGCCGCAACCGCCGCCTTGGCGGCAATTTCCTGCATCGCCTTCGCGGCAATCTCCTCCACCGGCTTAGCCGCGGCCGGCGCAGCCGGCTGTGCGATCTCGGCCCGGCGGCGCCGCACGACGGCAGCAACCTCGGCGGCTGGGTCTGGCGCGGCCGGCGGCGCGGCGATCTCGGGGGCGCCCTCCAGCCGGCCATGCATGTCGGCCCAGGCCACAACAACCAATAGCGGCTCGACCACCTGTCCCCACTTGGAGTGGGGGTAACTGTCACTACGCAATTCCAACACCGGACAGGGGTGGTGTGGGTCGCGCGCAAGCTGCTTGTAAATCTCGTCCATCAGCTTCAGAGAAGCTTTGATGCCGCCGTAGCTCGATGCCTTGTACATCACTTCGGTGCCGGCATCCTCGCCGTCGAGGCACTTCAACTCCATGTTCCTTTGCTCTTTAAATTCGGTGCCGTCGATCGGCGCCGGCTTGGGCGGGCGCGGCACGTTCACCGGCGCCATGACCTCGCCGGCGAGTTTGTTCTTGTTGCCGTCGTCAACCCAGCAGGTCCAGCCGTGCTCCAAAGACATCACGTTGACAATCCAACGCGACCCCTCCTGCACCTCGATGTTTTCCTGGCCGAACACCCATTCCTTACTCTTCATTAACCTCAGCAGCGGCTTGCCGCTGTAGCCGGTGGTCGAGCCGGCGCGCGAGTCGGCAATGCCGTTCATCAGCGACTTGACGAAATCGCTCGGCAGTACGTCGGGTAAGTTGGTGGTCATGTCAGTGTCTCCGGTTTGTGAGTTGTGATCAGCCTGTTCAGCGCCGCGCTGAACTGCTCGGCCGACACCTGCGGCGTAACCGCCGGCGCCGGGTCGTCCTCGCGCGCGATCGTCGTCTCGGTCGACGGCGGCACCACGCGCAAATTGTCTGGAATTTTCGTGCCGAGCCTACGGGCGATCGCCTCGGCGCTGGCGAAGGTGAGCAGTTTCGCCTGCCATATTTCATCCGGCTTAAAGCCGAGGGTATAGAGCGCCTTCGAGACGACAAGGTCGTCGACCCACTGCCGTTGCTTTACTTTCGGCTTTAACTTCCATCCGGGCACGATGCCGCCGGCCGTGAGATAAGCATGCAGCTGCGCGTCAATCTCCGCTTTGTATAGATAGGCTTGGTCCGCAAGTGTCTTGGCGGCCGATAAGAACACGCCATAATCAGTGGGCTCATCGGCTCCGGGCGTGCCCGGGGCCGGCTGCGCGGGAATACGAGGGCCGAGCGCCGTAAAATCGAGCAGCGGCCCGGTCCATAGCGGGCAGGTTACTTTGCAAGGTGCGAAGCGGCAGTGCTCGCCGCGCGAGCGCGGCGCATCCGGCCGCAGCGCCAACTTAACCGCTGCCTCAACGTCCTCCTGGAATTGCGTTAGCTCGTCACGGTCGACCGTAACATCTGTCAGCGGCTCGGCGCCGGCCGGCTGGACGATCGCCAGCACCAAATCACGATGCTTGCCGTAGTATTTCGGAAAACTCGCAAACGCCGCGGCGGCGTAGAACAGCAATTGCGGATTGACCAGTTCACCGGCTTCGTCCTTCGTTACCGCCCGCACGCCGATGCCGGCACCGAATTTCCAGTCGACGTGCAAAACCTTATTTGAATTTTGTAAGATTACATCGACGGTGCCGTAGCCGCCAGCGACACCAGGGAATGTTACTTTCTGCTCGACGCCAACGACACGATAATCTTCGACCGGGAA